TGCTGCAACTATATTCTCTAAATATCCAAAGGAGACTAGGCTCGATTATGTCAAGAGATACTACGACGCAATCAGCAAGCACAAAATCAACATTCCCACACCTATCATGGCGGGAGTGCGAACTCCACTTCGACAATTTGCTAGCTGTGTCCTTGTTGACGTTGATGACACCCTCGATAGTATCTTTACTAGCGATATGGCTATTGGCAGATATGTTGCACAAAGGGCGGGTATCGGTATCAACGCAGGCAGGATCCGTGGCATCAACGCTAAAATCAGAGGCGGAGAAGTTCAGCACACGGGTGTTGTACCGTTCCTCAAAAAGTTTGAGTCAACTGTCCGATGCTGTACACAGAATGGCATCAGAGGTGGATCAGCGACAGTACACTTCCCGATCTGGCACCAAGAGATAGAAGATATCATTGTATTAAAAAATAACAAAGGAACCGAAGATAATAGAGTTCGTAAGTTAGACTACAGTATCCAGATCAGCAAACTATTCTATGAACGATTCATTCAAAATGGGGAGATTTCACTCTTCTCTCCACACGACGTTCCTGGTTTGTATGATGCTTTTGGTACTCCTGGATTTGACGAGTTATATGTTCATTACGAACGAGATCAAGATGTTCCAAGAAAAACTATTGGAGCCCAGGAACTCTTTCTGGACCTTCTGAAAGAGAGGGCAGAGACTGGTCGTCTGTATATTATGAACATCGACCACTGCAACTCTCACTCCTCATTTATTGATAAAGTTGAGATGAGCAACCTCTGCCAAGAGATTACTCTTCCAACTAAACCACTTCAACATATTGATGACACTGATGGTGAAATTGCTCTTTGCATTCTTTCTGCTATCAATATTGGTAAAATTAAGAATATTGAGGATCTTGAAGTTCTTTGTGATCTTGCTGTTCGCGGTTTGGATGAACTCATTGATTTCCAAGGATACCCAGTCAGAGCAGCAGAAATCGCTACTAAGGCACGTCGCTCCCTTGGAATCGGTTATATTGGTCTAGCACACTATCTCGCTAAACTGGGTGCTAAGTATGATGATGCATATGCTCTCACAGAGGTTCATAAACTGACTGAGGCATTCCAATATTATCTCATCCAGGCAACTGTAAATCTTGCTAAAGAAAAAGGTGCTTGTGAGTACTCCAACCGCACCAAGTATGGTCACGGAATTTTACCAATTGATACATACAAGAAGGATGTAGATGAACTAGTACCTAACGAATTGAAGTATGATTGGGAAGGTCTTAGAGCACAGGTTAAGCAGTACGGAGTTAGGAACTCAACACTGTCCGCACAAATGCCATCGGAGAGCAGTTCCGTTGTGTCAAATGCCACCAATGGCATCGAGCCTCCTAGGGGATACCTGTCCGTTAAGAAGTCGAAAAAAGGACCTCTTAAGCAGATTGTACCTCAGTATCAAACCCTTAAGAATGCTTATACGCTTCTTTGGGATATGCCTAGTAATCGTGGGTATATTAATGTTGTCGCTGTTATGCAGAAGTTCTTTGATCAGGCAATTTCTGGAAACTGGTCCTATAACCCAGAGAATTATCCAGATAATGAAGTTCCTACTTCAGTAATGGCGCAGGACCTTCTGACTACATATAAGTACGGTTGGAAAACCAGTTACTACCAAAATACCTATGATAACAAGACTGACGAGGTTGAAGAAACCAGAGAAAGTCTTGAAAGTTTAATTTCTCAACTAGAAAACGCCGAGGAGGAAGATTGTGAGTCTTGTAAGATTTAAGACAGGTTTGGAGGAAAAACCAATGGTCGATTCAATGACCGTTTTCAATCCAAATGAAGTAGATACCAAAAAGCAACCAATGTTTTTTGGACAACCATTGGGAGTTCAAAGATATGATTCTTACAAATATCCAATCTTCGATAAACTAACAACACAGCAATTGGGTTATTTCTGGAGACCTGAAGAGGTTTCTCTTCAAAAAGATCGCAGCGATTATCATATGCTGCGCCCAGAACAAAAACACATCTTCACCAGTAATCTGAAGTATCAGGTTATGCTGGACTCTGTTCAGGGAAGAGGTCCTGGTATGGCGTTCGCGCCTTACTGTTCCCTCCCTGAGTTGGAGGCATGTATGAAAGTGTGGGAGTTCATGGAAATGATTCACTCACGCTCCTATACCTACATTATCAAAAATGTTTACTCTGACCCTTCAGAGGTTTTTGATACTATCCTCAAAGAGGATCGCATTATGGAACGTGCGGTGAGTGTTACCCAAGCATATAATGACTTTATCAATGCAGCACATCAGTATGATAATTCTAATGAGTGGCAACACGCATTAGAGAAAGTTCCATACGCACAAGAGGCAAGGTATGAACTCAAAAGGAAACTTTTCCGCGCAGTTGCAAACGTTAATATTCTTGAAGGTATTCGCTTTTACGTCAGTTTCGCTTGCAGTTTTGCGTTTGGCGAACTCAAGCTTATGGAAGGAAGTGCAAAGATCATCTCACTGATTGCTCGTGATGAGAACCAACATTTGGTTATCACTCAAAACATTATGAACAAGTGGAAGGAGGGTGATGACCCAGAAATGGCACGTATTGCCAAAGAAGAAGAACAGTGGGTCTACAGGACCTTTGAGAACGCTGTAAATCAAGAGAAACTCTGGGCAGAATATCTGTTCAAGGATGGATCTATGATTGGTCTGAATGACAAACTGTTACAGCAGTATGTCGAATGGATTGCCAACCGTAGAATGAAAGCAATTGGACTCAAACCACTCTATGACATTGCAGCAAAGAACAATCCACTTCCTTGGACAGAGCACTGGATTTCTTCAAAGGGTCTTCAAGTTGCACCACAAGAAACCGAAGTTGAATCCTATATTGTTGGGGGGATTAAGCAAGATGTCAAAGCAGATACTTTCTCTGGATTCAGTCTCTGATTTTGAAAAAGTTTGGAGGGAAATGGAGGAGATTGAACCACTCACTCCTATTCCTCCTTCGCAAAAAACAGAATTAGAAAATTCTTACAGTGCATATAAAGAAGCTGCCGCAGCAGATGATTATCTGTTCGGTGATTATGATTACATTTCTGAATGGAATAATCAGTGGGAGGAGTAACATCCTCCTTTTTTAATAAATACCTAAAAAACGTTGGGTATAAATGAAAACGTTCAATGAGTTTTTAAATTGTATCAGTGAAAATGCTGATGCTGCTACTATTGCAAGAATGAGCGATGAGCAATTTCAAGAATTGCTCAAGAGAACTAGTGCAGCAAAAAGAAATCAACTTTTAGCACAACGTCAATCTGCACCAGCAAGTAGTAGAGTTACTAGTAGTGCAACACCTTCAAGTTCTGCGTCAGTGTCAAGAGGCACAGCACCAGTAACAAATACAACAAGACCATCTTTGTTAAAAAATGTCAGGGGTGCATTATCCAATCTTAAAAATAAGATACCACAACCTGTAAGGAACTTTGGTAATAATGCATATGGTACTTTATCGACGTTGAGTAATATTAAATTTAATTATGATAATAGGAGAGAGCAAGGACAATCTCAAGCAAGATCTGCAGGCGGAGCCCTTGCTAGCGGTGCTGGTTGGGCAAAGGGTATGCAAGTGGGTGCTCAACTTGGCGCCAGACTTCCAGGACCAAAATGGATTACTACTGGTGGAGGAGGTATATTAGGTAGTGTTCTTGGGGATGTAGCAGTTTCAAGTGCTTATGACGCAGTAGCAGATGCAACACGTCCAGCACGTCAGGCAGTTTCAAGAGCAACTGGATGGGATGCAAATCAAAGAAGGTCAAGACTGGCTCAAGATATAATGAGAAGAGATCGTAGTCCAAAAGAATTAGAGCGTCAAACTGTTACTACATTTGATCCATTAGCATTAAAGACCGATAGAAAATTGGTTCCGGATCTTGATGCAACTCGTCATGCAATGTCTACAGACGCTGCTAGATCTGGAAGACAACGAGAAGCACAACAGGGAACCTATGGTAGTAAACAAGGATCTGCCATTGTTGGTACTGGTGTCCCAATGAAAGTTGATACAAAAGCAAATACAATTACCACTAATGGAAGAACAGTAAATCTTCCAAAGACTAAACTTTTGAAATCTGGTCAAGTTGGGGATCTTGCATATAAAAATGGAAAACCAGTTTATCTTGCAAGAGCAGATGTTTCTGATAGAATTGCTGCAGATGATATTGGAAGTAAAGTACAAAGATTCCTTGGTTTGGGTAGATATTCGCAGTCGGAACTTCAAAAAGCAAGAGATCGTGAAAGAGTACAAGCAAATGCAAATAGTCTAAGATATAGTAGAGAAATTAGAGGACAATCTTCCCAATCAAAATGAATTATAAATATCTAAAAACAGTGTAAGCGATGAAGACTTATAAACAATTTGTTGTTGAATCTGACGAAGCAGTCTCAAACTTGTATGAAGGTTTGGGTGGTCTTTTAGGTGGTCTTCGCCGTGTTGGACAAAGTGCTGGAAGACAGTGGGTAAAGAAAAACAGACCCATTGAAATAATGACTGGTCTTGTTGGTGCAAATAGAGCGTGGGACGGTTTCAATCGTCCAGAAGGACCAGGATCTTATGAAGCAAAAATAGATTATGGTCTAGGTGCTGCTGCAGCAATGCCATTTGGTGGTACTGTTCAAAATACTCTTAAACTTGGTGCTCTTGGTATTGAGGGTATGAGACAATGGAACATGTATCAAAAGTATCTGAAGAAGAAGCAAGAGCAAGAAGCAATAGAAAAAGCAAAGAATCCAAAAGATTAATATAACCATACATTAGTAAACATTTAAAATATTCTGAAAAAATGGCATCTTTATCTGAAGGAAAGGGAAAAAACTACGGAAAAAAGGGTGGTGACGGGGGAGTTAAAGGAACCCGAATCACTCCTTTCGATAGAAGAGCGGCTCGTGCTAATATTCAAGATCCTTCAAGATCGAATAATCCTGCAGACATTGTAAGAAGATTCTTTAACGTTAAAGACGAACCAGGTGCTGTTTCTTCTAATGTTTCTAAGGATGAACTTTTAAAAAGATTAGAAAGACAGACACAACAAAGACCTTCTAGAAGTGCTCAAGCTGCAGCAGATGTTGCCGATATTAATCCAGATGCTGCTAGACTTAGAAACCAAGCAGCAGAAATTGCTCAAAGATCAAGAGAAACAAAACCACCATCAAGATATCCTTTAGCTGATACTACACCAGGTGGTCCTGTTAAAATTACAAGACAAGCAGCTAAAACTCTGCAGAGAATGACAACTGCAGATCCAACTACTACTGCAAGATTACAAGCAAATTTAAGAGCAGCTGATACTGCACCAAAACCAGAAGCAATTAAGCAATCTGATGTCTCTCAAAGGGCAGCAAGATTTAGACAATCTTTTGGAACTCCTACAGGTGCTGACCCTAAAACTGGAAGACCAACTTATAAACCAATAGATGCTTTAACTAAGTTACCAAAGGGAAGAGGTGGTACTGCACCAAGTCCAGAACAATATGCCAAAGTCCAAGTTGGAGATTTGGACGTAAAGAGACTTATAAGAACTCAAGGTCCTAAAGGAACTCCTACCGATAGAGGTGTTGAGAATTTCCTTTTAAATAGGGAAACCAAAGGTGCTCTTGGTGGTAGAAATGCAAGACAGATTTCTCCAGAGCAAGGAAAAGCAGCAATGGAGAGAGTTAAGGGTTTCATGGCAGACCCTAAAGAAGTTGCAAAGGTAAAATCACAGATCCAGCAGGAAGTTGGTGGTAAGAGAGCACAACTTGAAACACCACCATCAAGACCTTCAAGATCTACTGCTGCTTCAACTGCTTCAACTTCTAGACCACCTGCACCACAATTAACTACAACAACATTAAAACCAACAACTACAGCAGCAACTGGTGGTCCTAAACCAACTGCACCTGTATCTACTTCTACAGCGACCAAAGTTAGGCAGACACTGAAACTTGCAATTCCGCAGCAACCACCTGCACCAAAACCAGAGTTTGGGACTCAAGTTACAACAAAATCTCTGCCAGCAAAGAGCACTGCACCAGCGTCATCTCCTGATCTTTCTAAAACACAAAGAGTACAACCAAAAGCACCATCAACTGCTGGTCAGAATCTTGAGTTTACAAAATCCAAATCAGGATCATTTACATATAAACCACAAACGTCAACACCAACTCCTCAACCACAAGCACCTACACCAGAGTGGACAAGAACCACGAGAGCAGAATTACCAGAACCTGCTGCTCCAACTAGAAGAAGGGCAAGTGGTGATGCTGGTCCTAGCAGCAAACTTTCTAGTGCTCCAAAACCTCCTACCACAACTTCTACACCAGCAACACCACAAGCAAGAAGACAAAATATTTTACCCGATCTTGGGAAAGGTTCTACGACAACAAGATCTGGTCAGTCAACAACTCTAAGACCAAGAACTGCTGATTCAAAACCACAACGTAGTGGTAGTAGTGGTCTTGGTGCTGGTGCTGTTTGGGGTGGATTTAGTGCACATGATGCATATACAACTGCAAAGGCACAAGGACAAAGTGACGAATATGCACGCAATCTTGCCCTTGCTAGAGGTGGTGGTACTGCTGCTGGATCTGTAGTTACTACAAAAGTTCTTCAATCTTTACTTGGAAGAGTTCCTGGTGGAAAACAGGTTGCTGGTTTTGTTGGTCCTATGGTTGGATCATATGTTGGCGATACTCTTGGTGGTTTTGCAGCAGGTGCAAGTAAGAGTGATAAAGAATGGATGGCAAAGGCAAACAGAGCGGTTCAGACAGGTGTTCCCTCACAAAATGTCCAATCAAAGACAAGTGGAAAGGGAATATTCCCTTTCCACTTAAGTGGAAAGGGAATTATCCGTGACGCACAAGGTCGTGAGAGGGTTGGATATGCCTCTAAATTGACTGGTAGTGACGGCGTAACTAGAACTGTCTACAAGCACGCAAATGCCCCAGCATCGCTTGCATACACCTCCTCCAATCCTCTTGAAAGAGTTGGAAGAAGAACTGCAGATTCTGGTATACCTTGGATATCAAACTTCCTTAAGAAGAGATATGCTGCTAGTGACGAAGCAGTTAGACAGGCAAATGTTTCTGCTCAAAGATCAAGATCTGGCAACAAATAAATACTAAGATAGAGAAGTACCTGACAAATGTATTACAATCTTACCGAAGAACAAAAAGTATTCTTCCATGTTTCTTATTCTATGCTTGAAGAAGGATATAGTGTCGATGAGATTGTTGAATTTTGGTGTATGGATGACCAAGAAGAAAAGGTAATAGAAATATTTGAATCCGTTACTTTATCAGAAGAAATTGATTTTGGTAGTGGTGACTTAAAAGAAGTCGCTGCATTGTATATGGTTGAGAACAGAGCAATTAATTTTAATTGGTTAAACAGACTTTTCCGTGGTCAGAAAATAAGAGCACCAAAAGTTCCAACTCCTACACAAACTGCTAAAGGTAGACCAATTACTAGTGGTGCTAGTGGAGGAGGAACAACAACATCTGGAGGAACAAGAATTACTCAAGGTGCTGGTGGTTCTGCAACTGGTGGTTCTGGGTCTCGTGGAAGTATTTTAGATAGAATTCCACCCGGTGTAAAAGATAAAATTAAAAAAGCAGCACCAATTGCTGGTGGTGCTGGACTAATTACTCTTATTGGAAAGACGCTTATGGACAAGGGAGTAATTCCCGCTCCAGTAGAAGTAGAACCAAAGAAAGACGATAAGACTCCAGGAGCAACTCCAGAACAACCTTCTCCAGAAACAGATGCTCAAGCAGAAGCAAAGGCTAAGGCAGAGGCAGAAGCAAAGGCAAAAGCAGAAGCAGAAGCAAAGGCAGAGGCAGAAGCAAAACCCAAGTCCAGTTATGGTTGGTGGATGTTACAAAATCAACCAAGAGATCTTTACAAGAGCAGTCATGGTTTTAGAGTAACTCGTGACGCATATAGAAATATTAGAGCAAATCCTGTTCCAAAAATGTATAAAGATCATTATGATCTGATTGCAGACTACCTTATTTCGGAAGGACATGCTTCTACTATTGAAGAAGCAGAATATGTAATGCAACAGTTGGATAATGACTTTATCCAGAGCATTATTGAGAAGAAGTAATTATCTAGTTACTGCTTTCTTAACTAAAACAGTCCCTTCTACTGCTCTTGTAGTAGTTCCTGAGGGACTGTTTAATAGTAAGTCGTAGAAATATTTCCCTGCTTTTAATCCAGAAGTCACAGTAGAAAGCATAGAGATTGTAATTCTACCTTTTGTTCTATCGTTACCAAAAGATACTGTAAAATCAGCAGTCTTTAATGAAGACTCATATCTTTTCATTTGAGCACAACCATTATATCCAGTTAAATCCATAGCACTATTAGATTGGGTGTCTTCAAGAACAAATGTTTGCTCAAAGTCTGTCCCAGTGTAGATAACCAGATTACTAACGTATGTGACTGCCATCGTTTTTTAAATATTTATGGAAGGTCAACTAAGAATGGAGTAATCCAGTCTTCTTGTGTGTTAGTAACAGTTGTGATTGTAATGTTTCTTGCTGCTAGTTTTGATACAAGCAGGTCATAAGATGCTTTAACAGTACCCAATGTCATACTTCCAGAACCATCAATAAAGAGTGCAATAGAAGAACCATCTGGAACATTATCTAAATCGCAGATAGTGTACCAGTCACTTGTATTTGCAGCATTTCCATTATCTCTATTAACCTGAACTGGACCAAAGGTTAATCCGTCTGCTTCTGATCCTGGAGTTTTTGATATATCAATGAAGTAAATGATTGGAGAAGAAGCAACAACTGGTCCACTTGTGGATCCAGTTCTCAAATCAAATCTGACAGATTCTGGTACTGCTTCAGTTGTATAATCACGTTTGAGTGACTTTGTGATACTTACTACATTATTAGTAGAACTGTTGATACTAATTCCGCCGCTGAGTGCTGTTGGATTATTAAGGTCTCCTTGAGTAATAGTTCCGGATATTTCTGTAAGTGTCCAGTAGAGAGTTGATCCTGCAGGAACTCCATTGGTAGTTATTTCAAAAGTAACATTTTCTCCTTCATCAACTGACGTTTTATCCGCAGTTACTGAATATGATGGTGCAGTATTTTTTACAGTAATAGTTGGACTTGTTGCAATACCAGTTCCAGTTGTAGAACCTGTTCTAACTGTAAGTGTGAATTGCTCATCACCTTCATCATTTAGATCATATGCAATCGTTCTAGTTGCAGTTGCAACACCTGTTGTTGCACCGGTGCTTACAACATTAAATGATCCTGTTAGTGAATTATCAGAAAAATCTGCTGCTTCTACACCACCAGCAGTGCTGAAATATAATGTAGTTCCTGCTCCAACATTAACTGTATTAATAGTGAAGTTTACGGATCCACCTTCGTTAACAGTTGTTGTTGAAGGAGTTACACTACTATATTCTGGAGCACCAAGATTTTGAATAAAAACGGTACTGGAAGACGCAACAACACTTCCACCATTAGTAGAACTACCTGTTAGAATTCTGACAATGAATGCTTCAGTGCCTTCAGCATAATCAGCGTCTATTGCTATTGTTTTTGTAAAGGAACCAGTATTATTGTTGACAGTAAAGTCTCCAGTCAGAGAGTTATCTGAAAAATCTGTACTGGAAGCAGTTCCAACTATATTATAAAAAAGAGTTGTTCCCGAACCTACATTTGTAGTATTAACAGTAAAAGAAACACTGCTTCCTTCAAATACATTTGTGGATGACGGTGTAACTGAATATGTTGGTGGATTACCAGGTTGAAATAGTCCACCACCAAGTCCAAGAACTGTCAGAGAAGCATGTGTTCCAAGACCAATTACATCATTTAATCCATAAGTTGCATCACCATATTGAATGCCTTGTCCGTCACCAACAAACTTTAATTTATATCCAGCATAAGATTTACTACCACCGTCACCGTCTGTTCCAACACCAATAATGATAGAATCATTTGGCAGTGCTGGTACATAAAATAATTGTTGTTGCTCTAATACTGTAGATAGACCAACTCTTTCACCGTCATCAAATATAATGAGTCTAGTGACTTGTGATGTGTCTATACCCGAAGAAATATTTAAAATTACATCTTGTATTTCTCCCAGAACACAAGTTTGTATTCCGCTAGTAAATTTTACTTTATTAGCTCTTAGATAATTTTTAAAAGATATTCTTTCGTTACTAGTGGGTCTTGGCATTATATTACTCCTTTAAATTCTTAATGTTGCTGCTAATATGACCATACCCACCAATAGTGTATAATCATTTTGTACTGGCAAATCTACGCTATATTTGTAAATGCTACTATTAGCATAAGATGCTGTGGCAACTTCGATTTCTAATTCTGGATTTCCAGGAAGGTGTCCATATGGAAAGCGTATTTTTGATTTATTTGCCTGATCCCACCATTGCCATTTTTCAAGTTCTCCAGCATTTGCATACATAAAGTTTCCTCTATCTGCATTATACCAATCTTGTCTTATAAATCCAAGATCCGTTACATCAGTATCTACACAGAGTAATGAAAGATTTCCAATTCTTCCAGATACATTTCCAAATTTCGCAAATGGTCCAAGAGTATATGTTGCTTCATTTATTCTTTGCCCAAAACTTGTATATGGTCTTGGATAGTTTCCACCACCACCAAAAGTCCAGTTATTGGGATTAGTTCCAATATCCGATGCTACTGATGGATAATTTGGTAGGAATTGTGACGGACCTGCACCAACTTCGAGAGAATTACAAACAAAGTTTTCCATTTGTATCAATGCACTGAAAGGTATCAAACCTTTGTTTACTGCATCAAAAAACAATGCTGGATTTGCTTCATACAACTCATCTGGTGTGAATGTTTTTCTGATTGCCATTGATTCAATTTCACCAAAATTTGCATTCAATGGATTGCCGTTTTCATCTCTCCATAAAGACCAATCAAATCCTTGTGTTGGATCACCGTCTGGGCGTAACCCATTAAAAAACACATTAGCAATAATTCCATTGATCCCATCAAGACTACTTCTCAATACTGCAGTAGAACCAAATATAGCACCACCAATTACAACTCCAACCATACCACCAAGAAGATATGGTATTACTTGGGCAATTGCACCAGGATCTCCACTAAGTGCTGCATCTCTCAATGCTTCTGGTGGAGCAATTCCAAAGTCGTTGATACCCGTAAAAACATAAGTATCGTTTATATTCAAATTGCCATTTGAGTCCCAAGAAAATGCATCTGATCCCAATCCAAGATTAAAAAAGAAATTTTGAACACCAACTAAATTTCTCGGACCATTAGAACTATTTTCATAATTTTGATACAATGCTTGCGGATCGGCAGAACTTCCAAGCATTTGCATAAATGCTGTATTGGTTTCTGCACTCATTACAGGACTCACTGGATTGTTTGCAGATCCATATCCATCGTTTCCTTGATAAGTTACTTGTTGCCACCAATATTGAGCAAGACCCAATGTTGCAGTAAGAATTCCCTCTGCTTGAGTTGCTATGGTTACTTGCTGTGTCGGATGTATTGCACCATCGGCAAATGCTTGACGAGCAAGATCACCAGCAATTTCTCTAATTTGTGCTTCAGTTCTAATTAAGTTTGAGTAAGTATTATTACCATTATCTGGCAATATTCCACCATTTGGAAATCCTTGTTGAGACATCTTAAATTAGAGGAGAAGTGTTTACAGTTGTTTTATTTAAAAAATCATCGGGACATCTCAATATATCATAATTACTACGATCTACTAAATCACTAAATCCTTCGCTAGTTGGTTGTAGCAAATAGAATGTTCTCTTTGGATATGTAGAACGGAATTGTGCCCACTTAGATTCCATTCCAGCAAATGTTTGACTATCGCTTTCATCAATCACAGCAATACAAAGTCTATGAGCACTTCCTGGGGTTGATCCTCCACCAAAACAACTGGTAGATATTCCTGCCCTTACCTGAACATTTCCTTCAAGAACTATCTCATTGGTTCCATTTGGTTTTGTGAAAAGAATATCATAGATATATCTTCCAGGTTTAAGTCTTGAAGTCACCCAACTTGGAATGGATAGTTGTACTTTTCCAGCAGTACGATTAGGAAAACCAACAGTAAAACTTACACCAGTTCCACTACCTCTGTGCTTTCTTAGTTGTGCCTTTGCTGTATAGTTTGTAAGGTCTACAACTTTACCACCGACTTCGTACATATCGTACTCTTGCTCGTAGTCGGTTCCGCTATTGATAGTAATATTATGTACGTATACTGCCGACATCGTTTTTTAAGTATTTATCCTCGAAGAACTAAATCTCTCATCGCATTATAAATTACTTCCTCGTTGTTATTTTGATCCAATTCTGCGTGTGTTCCATTAGTATCAGCACTGACTATAACAATACCATTTCCAATTCTTTCATATGCCATACTAATAGTAGGTCCATCTTCATATATTTTTGTTCCCCCAATTACCGCTCCAGATGCCACAAGACGCCACGTTGCAGGGAAAGAATTGGAAATTGTTAGTACGTTACTTGCGGATCCAACAAGACTTGCCGATCCAACTCTTATGGAAGTACCCAATAATGTAAGTGCATTATTGGATGATACTACATTTCCGCAAGTAGTATGCTCATGATTAAACCAAATTACTCCACCTAAACTAATATAATTTGTAATTTTTTGCAAATAATCAGCATTTGTCAGATTTGCTTCTAAATCTGAAACATCACCACAAGCGTGGAAATGACCTAAATGAACTACACCATAGTCGCTTATTTGATCTATAGTAATTTCCTTATATCCACTGTAAAACTCTACAAGTTGACCAGTTTCTGGTATTCCACCAAATCTTGGAGATGATAATGAACCTGGATAATATGTAATAAGACATTCACTAATAGGTGTATAGTCTTCTCTCGCGTTAAACATTCCCTCAACAACAATACTCTTTTTGTTGGAAGAGTCTGTAAACATTACATCATAAAAATATCTACCTGGTTTTATTTTTTCTGTGACGTATCTATCTAAGGAAAGACGAAATCTTCCATTTGTCCTATCAACAAAAGAAAGAGTGAATGTCGTTGCAGCACCAACACTATCTGGGTGCTTTCTAACTTCCGACTTTCCAGTGTATCCAGTCAGGTCTAATGGAGTTCCATCAATATTATCAAGATAGAAATCTCTGTAAAAGTTTTCCCCTGTATTAACAGTAATATTATTGACGTATACCGCCATATTATAACTCTTTATTGAGTATTTATCAACCCCTTGACAAGCACTCAAAACTTAAGTAGAATCGCTTTGTGCCGGTTAAAGATAAATAATAGCTCATAGAATTATAGAGTATGAGTTATGATAATCCGTGGAAATACAATGGGAATGTATTTGACACTGATAATATTGGGAACTACTTTGGGTTTGTTTATCTCATTACCAATAAGTCCAACCAACGACAATACATTGGTAGAAAGTATTTTTGGTCGTTCCGAACACCACCAGGAAAAAAGAGAAGAGTAAAACAAGAATCAGACTGGAAGAAATATTATGGTTCTTGTCCTGAGTTAAAGGAAGATATCAAAAAGTATGGAAAAGAGATCTTCAGTAGAGAAATATTAAGTCTCCATGAAGCAAAAGGAGACTGCAACTATGAAGAAACAAAACAACTTTTTCTAAATAATGTGTTGAAGGAATCACTTGACGATGGCTCTCCAGCGTATTACAATAGTAATATTCTGGGACGCTACATGCGAAAAGATTATGGTAACTTTGGAACAAACGCTTCAAGTGGCACATGATTGGGCAATTGACCGCATTCATACTCTTTGTGAGGAAAATATTGATAATGCCCA